CGGGCAGTTGGTGGCCGTCCGCTACTATAAAAACACAGAAACTTGCGAAACATGGAAAACATACGAGGTGCGACCACATAACCAGCGCCTACAGCGGACTAAAGCCGCTGAGGCTTAGACGTTAGATGCAAGAGGTAATAAAATGAAATGCACATCAGAACATTGCTGGTATTGGTTGCCAGTTGGAAAAGGGTGCAGGTTAGACCACGCATCATTTATGGCGTGTGTAGCGTCATCAACAGAATCAGTGATGGCATCTAACCAGCCGATTCACGGTGGACCGCGAGGGTCGGGCGTGAATGCTGAAACCGAAATCGTCACTGACCCTCGCGGCCAGTGATCTAAGACGTTGGGAGAAAAAAATGAATGATGAACATAGAGAAAGAGTGATTATCGGATTAGCAACGCGCGGTGAAACGTATAAGAGAATTTCATTAAGTATATGGGGATATTACAACTCGTTTACTAACAAGGAAATTAAAAGAATCATTGCCTCCCAACAAGCTAATCCAGTGGACAGCAAGGGCGGTGCTTCCGATCCGTGGCAATGCGGTGATTGTTACTCTGAGCACGAAACCGAAATAGAAGCAGCATGTTGCTGCCACTGATAATGACGTTATATGGAGATTATGATGCCGTACAGAATCGTATACCAAAACCGGGCAGGAAGCACAACCCGGTGTATATTCAGAAGAACAAAAAAGAATGCGGAAATAATGAGGGAAAGTTTAGAAAAAAACGGGTCAATAGTATTAAGGGTTGAACAAAAGAAGCCGGTAAAATTAGCTTAGATCAAAGACGTTGGCAAAGATGGTGCAAGAATAGCATTGTGCCACATTTTTGGCGTAAAAAAGAAAACGGAAGATGGCTAATCCATATAGATGCCTTAAAAAACTACTCTATTATTAAAAGCAGTATAACAAGCCAATAATGACGTTTGGTGAATATATGTACCGGAAAATAGATGATATGGTCTGGCCGCAACCAGGCGAAAAAATGAATGACATAGAATGGAAATTGCGCCATGGCGCAGCAACAAAAGATGAGTTAATGGCAGCGGCGTCAATTATATCGGCCTATCGTCAATTGATTGCAGATCCGCAAAAAAAAAGGAATATGGTCATTCGTGTGTTGCGATCACCCAACAAGTTTAATGGACTTGAAGGTTGCTTGAGGCGGATTAATGGGGTACGCCAGTGATAAAACGTGAGTTAGGTTTACCCCATTAACCGCTCACAACCACCCACCCATAAACACCCGGCGCCCAAACATTCGCGTCAATAGTAGACTCCCAAGTCTGCCCGCTATACGTGACCATATCGCCGGTATTGTAAGCGTCATGGGCACCGGCCGGCTGACTCCATTCAGGTATCACCGTGCCGCCATAAGTATCATCCCGCACCCAAAGAGACAACGCAACACCCGGCGACCAATCGATCTGAGATGTATGTTCCTGTATATTCTCGTAGATGAACCCATCGTGTGCCACTATATCGCCGACACTATAGGGTTCCCCCGCCCCTGACCATGCACGATAAAATTCAATCATCTCAACGGTGTCAGTCGGGATACCTGCTACAGCAGCTTTAACCTGACTGTAAGCTGCATCGTTAAACTCCTGGGCAACAATGTACTTACCCGCGTTCGGCCCAGACATTAAAAGCCTCGGCGATGCATCGAGCCATACAACCGGACTCCACTCAATAAAAGACACCTGCTCCGGCGTCATCACATGCGCCTCGATCTTCGGCATTATCATAGCGGCACCCCTAACACCTTAAGTAATGTTTCAGTAGATCCTGTATATGCTACCGCCTGCGGCCTGGTCATGCCCTTAGTTACGGCAAACATATTATATTTCCGTGATGACTCAGCATACGGGTTCGATCCGTGTAGCATGGCGGCCCCGTACACCGGCCGGCTATCGTCCGGGGGCTCAGGGGCAAGCGGCACGCCGGTCGCTGAGATAATCGGGTCTGTCCCACGGTATATCTCAACAACAGTTGCGGTCCGATTCCCGAAAAACACACCCGTTCTGGCGCCGGTATACGCCCGACTGAAATCTTCCCCATGCGAAAAAAACATTTCAGAGTCATCCGAGCTAGAGCTGATTCTGAGCTTGTTTGGGACAGTTGTGTCATTCCGCCCCATATCAATCCCGCTATACGCCGCGTCCTCATGCGACGAGAACGCCAGCCCGCAAGATGAACTTGTTAGCCCTGCATCATACGGTACAATAGTTGTATTGAAAAAATCCGTTGAACCGTTCCCCTGCACATAATTTGCCCCATACGTCCACCCGGCCCCGCCGAACGTGCCCGTGGTCAGTTTTATCCCGATGGCATTCGGCGCCGCAAGGCCGTACACCAAAAACCACATATCAACCACCTTATCATACCATCCGTCCGCCTTCGCACCCTTAAACAGGGTGTCAATAGCCGTCTCATCCGCCGCCGTCAACGTTGCCCCAGCCGCCTTCACCGCTACAATATACGCATTTGCGTCCGGGTCTACCGGCGTTCCGGTCAGCGGCAAATTAAACGGCGTCTGCCAATGGTTTCCCCAATGGCTCACCCATTCGGAATCCCACAAACCAGACAGCGTCATCTCACCACCTCAAAAACACAAAAACCACTGGCAGCAGAAAACCGCAACCGCCTTGCCCCGCCATAAAGCGTCTTCGTGACCGCCTCTGTCTGGTTCCCGAACGGCCAATCCTTATACGCCGCCACGTCAGAATCATGGGGGCTATGACTCTCCTCGATCCTCGCCTCGCTCGAAGCTGCCGCAGACAAATCCGCCGTGCTTCCGCTCGTTCCGCCAGTGATCGTGTCCGGGGTAGCCGTATCCCATGCGCTCGCCCCATCCTCGCCCACAACATACACATGGTCTGTTCCGACAAACACCACCTCACCTGTCCTGGCGCTCGTACCACCCGTCACCGTTTCACCGACAACGAACCCGGTGCCGGTAATGGCCCCATGTGTCAATTTAGACCCTATGTGAACAGCAACCGTCGGATGTTCATTCCGGTGTACCAGGTACACCGCCGCATCATCAGATGAACTCAACCCCGCCTGCCAACTCGTGGCGCTGTCATAATTCCGGTTCTCCATAGTCTCCGTCATATTGCCTCCTATCTCACCGACAACCGCCGCTCAATTGGCGTCCGGTTGTCTTCCCGTTTAATCAACACGCTTCTCATCTTGTCATATGTAAACATATTTCTCCGTAAACCGCCATTATCCCCCAAACCATACCTGGAAAACCGGCGGTTAAACTCCTCGATCCGGTCATTGGCCTCCTTATTCCAGCCACGCATAATCCGCATGGCCTCATTGCGATCCCCCACCTCAACCGCCTCCGCCGCATCCGACCGCGCATACTGGTATTCCGTCTCAAGGCTGTCGATATCCGCCCACGCCTTGCGCTCATGCTCGCCGCCCTTCACCTTCGTCAGCCGCCCGGTAAACCCCCGCCACATGGCCGCCGGGTCCAACCCCTCACGGCCGTACCCGGCAAACAGGTTACTCATCACATTCTGGATCTTAAGCGGCGACACCCCCAGGGCCTCGCCCGCCGCCTTAAACGTCCGTGGCGTCGAATCAAACGCCTGTTTCCCAGGCCGCACACGCCCCTCCATATACTTTGGCACCACCTCACGGCCCTGGTAAAAACTATAATTGGCAAGCGGCTCAACCGCCGCCTTGGCAGGCGGAGGCATGGTAGATGACAACGCCTTGCTCGCCGACAGTTCACCCTCTCTGGCAAACTCAACCGGCGAAATATCAGACAGAAAATTGACAAGAAACTTTGTGGCGCTCTCCCTGTCCTTCTTCCACATCCGGTCCAGCACATACTCCACCGGGTTCCAGGCCATCTGCCCCGTATCGCCCTTGGATATCACATGATACCTCGGGGCAGTCCGTCCCTTCTCATCCGTGCCAGTACCCGTCACAATCACAAAATAATTCTGTTTGATGTACTCCGGGATGTCGTCGTATAATTCACTGAAATTCAACCGGTTCCAGGCATATGTCGCCGCACCCGGCAGCGCCACAGTCATAGCCACCTTGGCCAGCGTATCCTTGGGGTCACGCCGCAGAGCCCGAGCAAGATTAAGTTTGCCTTGCACCCGCGCATTCAAAAACGGCACCCACTGATTATACACCCGCAGGGCCGTTCCAGCCTGATTAAAATCCACCGTAGACCTTCTGGCTAAAAGCGCCGCATCTTCACCAGATATTCCCATTCGCTTCGCACGCTCATACACCGCCAGCCTCGGCGCTAACTCAACGGCGCCAGATGCTTTTTCTATCAGCTCAGGAACCGACTTTATCAACGTCCCTCCTGCTTTTTTAAGCGACGGCTCCGAAAAAACACTCTGTTTTGCACCCTGTTCCGTCCTCAACGTACCGGAATAACCGAACCCGCCTCCGTCCTTCACGTACTGCTTTGCAATATTAGACTTGCCGCCGAACTCATGCTTCACCCCCTGCCAGAATCCCTTATTCCAATCCAGGATATAACTACCCAATTGATGGGATTTGTAGGTAGGGGATGTCGTATATGCCATGATAAAATCCCGCATGGCATTGGATATCGTAAACGGGATGTAAAGGGTGGTGGCAGACTTCCTGAAAGCCCCGTTGATGGCCTGTATCACCCGGTTCGCCGACGCAGGAGAAAGCTGCTTCATCGCCTGGGCCATTTCCTTCGGCACAGCATAAGACTCCACATGCCCGTCCCTGAACCGGTTGATAATCTCATGGGTCTTCCTGTTCACCATGCTATCCATCATCGGGTTCTGCTTCTGGTTCCGGAGTATGCCGAACTCCCGGCGGCTCTTGGCCACCCGGCGGAATTTGCCAGCCATGCCTGGGTCATCGATCAAAGTGGATGCCACCCGGTTACGGGAAGCCAGTTCCTGGGCACGCATAAACTTTCTGAACGTCGCCTCCATCGGGTCTGCGATCCGTTTCTCAGTGCCCGTCATCCGTATGATCACGTCCTGGTTTGCCAGGCTGAAATACTCCTTGCTCGGCAAACTGGCCGGCACCGCATCAATACTCTCCGGGGCATAATCCAAAACATCAAACGCAGCATAATGCTCATTGGTATCCTTAATCGCCTTATACCGCTCCTGCGACAACACCCCCGCGTCCACCAGGTCCCGCAATATATTCTTGTCCGCCCACTTCTGGAAAGCAGCATACCCCGTCTTAAGCTCCTTCAGGGGTCTGCCCGCATCCGTCCATTTTTTCTCCCACTTGGCAACGGCCGCGTTCGCATCATCCAGCGTCACCTTATTCGGATTCTTAAGGCCCCGCTCCGCCCGAGTCTTTGCCCTGTGGGCGTTCACATAATCAGAAAAAATCAAAGGTTCTCGGCGCACGCTATCTGGGATGGATTTGGCCAGTTCATTAAACTTGAGCGCCGTCACATCCTTATAGCTGTTATACCGCAGCGCCGCCTTATGGGCCTCAGACTTCGGCAGACCCATCTTGTCAATTGGATTAATGGCCTTGCCCTTCTCACGCCCCAAAGCATCAAACCGGTCAACCATCTTCTCCATGCCGCCAACCCATATATCGCCCATGGTGGTTGGTTTCTTGTTATCGCCGATCATTCCATGCACTTTCTTCAGCACTTCATCATCGGCAATGGATTGCAGGTGACGGTCTTTTGCACTTCTTGGGTCTATTTTAACCGAACCCCCCTCTGATTTCAGGGTATCCATAAAGTTTACCCCGGTTTCCTGAGAAACGGGCTTGTCAGCCTTGCGAGGCTGTGCGATCTCATGCTCGGCAATGGTACGGGCTGCATCTTCCGGCAGTGCCGTCAATCCGCTTTCTGCTTCGCGTGCGGGCCGGTTCGCTTCACGTCGCTCTTTTACCTGTTCAACCCATGACTTTTGCGGTGCTTCGGGGCGGGGATTAACCCCGCCCCTACGAGGTGAGGGTGGTGCCTGTGTTGTATGTGGTGGTTGACCCACCACCTCTGTAGGGGCGGGTTTATCCCAGATAGGGGAGTTAACCCACGCCCCGGTTTCCGTGCTGCGCTGTCTCGCCTTTTCCTCGAAAAAATCAAACACCGCCTGACCGCTGTTTTCGTTCAGGGCTTCAATATCGGCATCCGTTCGCACCTCATCCCACTCCGGTGGGTACTCCGGCTCACTCGCCATCCGGTCTTCCTGTGGCCTGGTACGCTGGTTAGTGGCTCGCTCGCCCTCAACAGCAATCTTCCCATACCCCATTGCTCCCGGTTCCTGTCGCAGCACCTCAATCAGATCCTGTTCTGGATACAGGTAACCCTCCCGTTTAAGATGAGCTTCAACCAAGTCGAGGGATGTCCCCCCGTTCTTGATCTCCATCCTTGCCTCCTGGGGCAGATTCTTAAACACATCGCTCCCGGCATGGTGGCGCACGCCTTTACGGCTGATGCCCTTGCCGCCGGTGAATTCGCGTATGGCGCCGCCGATGGTGGTGGGGCGGAGCTTGCCCCTGCTGGGTACGGGTGGGGCCTGTGTTGTGGGTGGTTCTTGCGGTACTTCTTGGCGGGGGTTAACCCCCCCCCCGGTTTCATTGATCGTCTGTTGGCGCATCGGTCTGACCGGTTCCTGGAACGTCGCCGGTTCCGACCGGGTTCCTCCAAGTAAACTCTTTGGCTGGCTGCCATACTCTACCGCGCTGTCAATCCGATCCTGATCCTCTGCCCGCCGGATCAACTCCGCATACTCGCCAGCGGCATCCCGCTCCGCGATCTGCCGCTTCAAACCTTCAATCTCGCGGGTCTGCATCTCAACCTGCGTATTCTGGTCACGATAGAAATCAGCAGATTCGCGCACATCTTTACGCGGCCATCCGTACTCCCCACGGCCGGCCCGCTCCTGAATCTGTCCTCTCAATCCAGCCTGCTCCATGGCAGACATTTGGGCCTGGGTCTGCGGATCGGCGAAAAACTCCGCTGATTCGCGCACATCTTTACGCGGCCATCCATATTCACCCTGGGCCGCCCGCTCTTTCACCTGCTGCGCCAATGTATCCATGGCCTGTTTATGCATCCGCTGCTGCACCTCCGGCTGTTCAAAAAACGCCGCAGACTCCGCCGCCGGTTTAGCCGGCATCTTTGCGGGCTTTACCTCCGGGGTGTATTCCTTCAGCATCCCCAGGCGGCGCTCGACCTCGGCGATCTGCTCAAGCCGCCGGGGCTCGTTCCTCAGCGCCTCAAGTGCCTGCCGGGCCTCCGCCCGTTTCACTTCCACCTTCTGGCCTTTGCGGATGGCCTTTTCACCTGCGACGATCTCGTTTAAAATGTCAACCGCCTCGGTGGTGGCACGCTGCATATCGGCCGACTTGCCGGCCCTGGCGCTCTTGATCAACTTCGCCTTCATCTCCGGCAGGCCGAGAAAAGAAACAGCCTCGAAAGCCGTCTTGGCCGTGGCCGCCAGGTTCGGGTTGCCGGTGGAGTTATAGACCTCATCCCCGTAAAACCTCCCGGCATTCTCCACCCACTCCATGGGCTTCATAATCGTCTCGATGGCTTTTTGTTCGCCCTCGGTTTTTAAAAGCTCATTCGGCAGGCCAGCCACACTTTCAACCGTATGGGCCGCCTTGCCCAAATTATCCTCAAAATTCGGAGCACCGCCAGAAAGCGCCGTAACCGCATCTTTAATATCCTCCCCTAAAAGCCGCGCGCCACCGGCCACACCGCCAGCCGGAAAAGCCAGCAGTCCCCCGCCCAGGGCACCGCCCACGCGGGCCATGGACTCGGCCGTCTGCTTCGCAGCCGCCGGGTCAATCCCGATGCCGCCGGCGTCGAAATCATCCTCAATAGACGGGTCGGGCGTCATCCGCTCCCGTAATGTGGCAAGCCACGATTGTTTCTGCTTGGGAGCGTACCCGACCCGGCCGGCGAAATCATTGAAATCCATGGTGCTGTAAAATTTAGAATGCAGAGCCCTCGCCAATGGTTCGTCTGCCACTTCAGCATACTGCGGGTATTTTTGCCTGAATTCGTCCAGATTCATTTGTCTAATCCAGATATCTTGTGTATATTTTTAGTTTGCATATTCACGCCTTAACCAGGAGGATGTTATGAAAAAGGTTATTCCGTTTTTGATGCTGCCTATCTGTTCAGTATCCCCAAAAAATCACCTGTAAGATCTTCCTGCGGTTCCGATATCATCTCCAGGTATGCTTTCTCATCACTATTCAGACCAATCGATTTTTCTTTAGCTTCCAAGAACCTGCGTTCTTTTTCTGCCGTGACCTTTGGGTCAAACTGCGACGTTTCTCGAATGTGTTGGAACAGAGCGTTGCCAGTCAGACCGCCGGTTTTTGCCCTCGGTGCCGCCGGGGCCTTGTACTGCCCCCGCTGCCAGCCTCCCTCGGAATACTGGCCGTATTCGTCTGATGGAATCTTGGTGCTGATGGTGCCGCCATGGTCATCCCGCTTGAATATGTTGATCATCTGCGGCCTCGGCATCCCACCACCGCCGGTCTTCACCGGGGCACGTTGAACAATATTCCCCGTCCGCGTGTCGAAAATTCCCATAGGGCTGCTACGGAACGGGTCTTGTATCTGCGCCGCTGGTTTGGGCATTCCGTACCGCTCGCCGATAAAGCTCCCCGGCGTGCCGGAAGTGTACTGTTCCGCCTGCATTGTCGGCATGCTCCGGCGGATAAACCCGCCGCCTTCAACAGGGGTGGATACATTCACCATCGGCCCCTGGGCCGCCTGCTGTCTGGCATGGCGAAACGCCATAAAATCACTTGCCAGCTGCATGGCCTTTCCAGGCGGTATGCTGTATTTCTGGGCTGCCGAAAAAATGCTCTCAGGGGTGGCCCCGCCAGGCGTGCCGCCTCCGAACACCTCCCGGCCGAAAGCCCGCAAACGCTCTTGCTGTTCCCGTTCTTCTCTCCGTTCGTCCGTCCGCTCCTGCTGGGCGATGATGTTCCGAACCCCCTGTGGGCTGTTCCCCATGGCCGCCATGGCCTGGGGTATGAGCCTTGCCAATCCTTCTAAGCCTGCCATATCCTAATCCCTCTCCAATTCCTCCCGGCGTAGTTCCACCATGGCGTCCACCATCTTCTCTATTGCCTTCCGCCGGGTACTCCGATTGCGTATATACTGCTCGAAATCAATGGCCCCGCGCAGCCGCCGATCATGGTCAAGTCGTTCCTGATCCCTCACCGCCGCCAGGTCATCCACAATGCCCATGATCTTGATAAACGCCTGCATGGCTAAAACCACCCGCTGATCGTATCAGCCACATCGCCCCAGTCGGTGTCGAATATGGTGTCTACCGCGCTGCCGACCACCGGCGCCCAACTTGCCCAGGCGCTTGGTTCGCTGGCGTCTATGGCCCTTTCCTGCATATTCTGCTGATTTTTAATCTGCTCGCTTGTCTTCCATATATCCTGCCGCCCGCCGATGCCAGTGGCATTTATATCCGCCATCCGGTCCATGATGCCGCTCTCGGTCTTGGCTTGGTCCCCGTACATCTGCGCCCACTTGCCGGGGGCCATTGGCACCATGCCGCCGCCCATGCGGCCGGGAAGTTTTAAATCCAATTGGGGAAGGTTACTCATGCGGTCTTGGTAATCAGAATATATCTGATCCCCCATCCCTCCGAAATTTTCCTCAAAGGCCCGCCAGTCTCCGGCAAGCCCGCCGGTAGTCCCGGCCGTGTCTGCGCCGGCGGTTGAATCTGTTGAGCCTGAAGCCTGCCCGCCGGTCCACTGATCCGCGTGATATTTCCCCACGACGGCATTATTGAACTGCCGGTTCCACTCATCTGTCCCCCACATGGCAGCCTGGTCGTTGCCCATCAAACTGACCGCCGTGTCCCCGAGAAGTTGCCCGAGCTGTTGGTCTGTATATCCGGCAGCCCTCATGGCATCCAGCGTTGAATTCCGTCTTCCAACCTGGCTTATTAACCCATCTATGGCCGTTGTCGCCAGCCCGCTGAACGGGACGCCTACAGCAGACATCAGGGTCGAGAGGCCTGTCTTGGCAAGCTTCGGCATCCCCTTGCCTTTCTGAACGCCGTACAGCGCGTCATACACGCTCTGGACGGCTCCGCTGTTGGTTTGGTATGCTCCGCCGTCAGACCCGTAGCCGCCTGAAAAACCTGGGGCACCAACGCTCGCCTGGCCGCCGTAACTGCCTGGGTTACCGATGCCGAGCCCACCGAATCCGCCATATCCACCCATGCTTTCATTCCCGTTGCTGCCGCCGCCACTGTTACTCCCGGTTGTTCCGTGCCGCCCACCAGGATCATCTCCGGAAGGGTCATCACTATTACCGCCGCCGTACCCTGGCATCAGTTCACCATCCTTTCTATCCTCTGATCTATCTGGGCCACTAACAATTTTATTTCGTGTTCTTTCTCCTGCTTGGCCTGCTCGCGCTGGCTCTCAAGCATGTAGATAAGCCGCTTTTCCATTTCTTCTATCCTCGCTTGTACCGGCGCCATTAAGCTTGCTCTGTGCGCCTGGCATGATTCAACGCTTGCTGTAACGGCCGCCACCTTGTCCTCTAATCCCTCCACCTTGTCACCGATTTCTTTTATTTTCTTTTCGTTCTCAACAACCTTGGCCGCGTCTGCGCCGGCCTTGTATTTTTTTCGCTCGCGGTAGAGGATGATACCTACAAGGCCGCCAAGCGCGGTATATAAAACCGAAAATAGTTCTTTATATTTTGCGTTCGCTTCTACAAACGCTTTCAGCAGCCTGTCCACGGTCGCTAACCGGTAAACCCGCTTTGAACCATATCCGCTATAATCCGGTAATCATCCGGGCTGGTGTTGAAATTGAAGCTGTCGCTTCTCTGGCCGAGGCTCAGTAGCTGTGGCATGGCCTGCGCGGAAAGCCCCATCACCTGACTCAACACATCACCCCGCTTATCCGCCGTTGTCTTGGCAAGGTTGCTCATGGTGTTAGCCAGAAGATTCTGGCTCTCGGTTCCGCCCATGATCCCACGTGCGCTCCGTTCGTTGGCGACCTGGTTCATGGCGTTGATGATATCGTCCTGTGTGGTCCGGTACTGGCTCATGGCCTGCTTGCCCCAGTTGGATATCAGGTCAGGCATGCTGCCCTTGCCGCTGCCAAGCAACTGACCATAATTGCTAAACGCCGTAGGACCTAAAGCACTACTCGACGAGCTATATGAATAGCTTGGGGTAATCTTTGAGAAATCAAGCGCCCCGTCTTGTGTCTGGCTGGTGTTCGTCGGGTTGGATGTTTTGTTGACATCGCTTAAAAATTGACTCTGGATCTGTGGCATTGGCATTTTACAAGTTCCCCTTGTTGAATCCCATAACGCTTATCCCCCCGATGTATATGGGGTTGTGGCCGTTGAGGGTAATGTTGTTGATTTCCATCATCAGCGACCGGAACGGGAAATTGACGTTGAAACGGTCGAAGTTTAGGTTGAAGTCGTCTGTTGCCGGGTCATCCGGGTCTGTCGGGGTCAGGTTTGTGGGCAGGTCTCCGGCTTCATAGAACAACACGGTTCTTGAATGGTTGGTGTAGAAGTTCAGCCGGAACGTCCCCCCGTTCTCGCTGAAGATATCGAAGTTCACCCGCCGGGCGTTCATTTCACCGAACCTTGAACTCATGTAGGCCGTGCGCAACCGATAGGTTGCCGCGTTGCCGGCGTCCGTTACGACACTGCTGTTAATTCGGTACACCGCCCCCTGGTCCGTTCCTATATAGGCATATCCGTCCCCCCGGCCGAATACCGTAGGGGCCTGGTCGTTGCCGCTGATCTGTGGAAGGTTAAATACCCATTCGGCGATTGGGCTCACCTGATATACTATGTCGCCCATCTGTCGGGCCTGTTTCATCCGGGTATGGACCACATACACCGAGTCCGTGGCGTCATTAAGCTTAAGCAGCACGCCGCCGCTGTCCGGGTCGTACCCTGCCACAGCGTCCGTATCATAATTATCCATCACAATGTTTTTTATGGCGTCGGTTTGGCTGATAGACCGCACATCTCCATACTCCTGCATTACCCGGACGGAGTCCATGCCTGCCGGATGCAGAAAAAAGACATCATCAGGCGTCGTGACAAGGCTCCTGAAATGCCCGGCTACCTGCTGCATGGTGTCTTCTATCGCGTAGTCAACCGGCTGGTCGCCTGTCAGGCGGCGCAGTCCAGGCTCTTTTGTCGTGCCGAATATCCATACGTCGCCATAAAACGAGGCAATACCACCAATTGGCTTTCCGGTGTCGATGTAGCCACCGCTGTTGGGGCTCGACCAGTCAAACGGATTCCCGGCGCCACTGTACCACAGCCGCTCTGGGTTATCCCCGTCTTCGCCCTCAATCACGAACAACCGGTTCGCATGCACAATGCCATCCACCGCGTTTGGGGCTTTGCCCCTCATGACTGTCGCCTGCCAGCTATCTGACGGGCCTGTCCATGGGTTGCCGGTGTAAAGGTTGCCGGTCGCCAGGGTTGTATTGAATTTCAGCGTGTAAACATAGTTACTCGCGTCTCCCCCCCCGAACTCAACAGAAAACTTGTACGTTTCTCCGCCAAGAAGCCCTGCGCCAAGCGGGCTGCCAGGCGGTACGCTCGGGGATATCATGTCGTCGTTCGTGAATGTGTACGTGTACTCCTGGTAATCATCGGCATCACCGCCGCCGGCAGAAACAACTTGAGGCAGGTCGCTCGGCATCACGATATCCGCCTCAACGATATCCGTGTCTGAACTATCCAGGATTATCTTCACCTTCACCGGCGTCTCTGTTCCGGTGTATCCTGCCCCGACGCGGCACAGCTTTACCGTTACCGTCGGCCATGGAATCCGCCAGGATGTTGCGCCTCCGTCGATCTCAGGCACCGTAAACCTTGCACCAGCCCTGTTTGTTGTCCCTGCGCCGCCGCCGAGCGGCACGCCTACATACTCTACAGGGATAATCTTATCTTCATCGAGGGCACCGTCAAACAGGTAGGCATCCGCCCCTATCCCATCATCATACCCAGGCCAGATGGACTGATAGGTTATTGAACTATGCCATGGCTCGCCATGCCAATACTTCAAGATACCTCCGTCAAAGATCATTAGCATGTCATTGAATCCGGCGACCCGTGGCGGGCCACACAGCTGGTCGTCGTTCTGAAACGCCTCAAGCCCGGTGCCGTCTTTCATGTAAAGATACCCGTTACCGCTCGCATCGCCTGCGCCGATAATCGTGTACCAATCCCCGCCCACCTGAATGTCACGCGCACAGCAGACAGCCCCGTCGGCGCCGGAACACACCAGGGACACACCGTCCCGCGTCCTTGCAAGTTCATGGGTCTCAAGCACCATGTTCAGTAGCTCAGGACACTCGTTCCTCGCGCATCGCTCCGCTTCCCTGTCCGTCACAAGGCCGCCGTTAAACGGCCCGTATGAAATCACCTGACGCTTCGGGTTCTTTACCCGTGCGGTTGACTTGTAAAGGCCCTCATACATATCGCACCCGGCCAGGAAAACAGCTGCTATAATTATGGGATAAATCCATCTCACTTGAACCTCGGCTTGGTCTGGTAGTTTCGTTTACTCCGGCGACGCATGATGGCCGTTGCCCGCTGTTGAAACAGGCTCATCAGCGCCGTTTCGATGCCGGTGTTTTGCATATCCCGGTGTTTTGCCTTCATGTTCACGGCCTGCTGGATTTGCAGGTTGAACAGGTTCTTGAACGGCAGGTTGCCGGTGGTGGCGGAAAGCGGAACGAAATTGGGGTAATACTTCAGGTTGATTTGATAGATGCCGTCCGGTATCGGCAGCAGGCCGATGGTGTCCCCTTCCAAATAGTATTGATACGGTTCGCCCTGGTTCCAGGTGGTGGCGTCGATCTGGTAATCGTACCGGTCGTCGGTGTTGACCAGCGTAAGCTCGCGGGGGCCGTCTGTGGGGCACCAAATTTTGTAGGGAGACCAGAAATCGCCCATGGTGTTGGCGGCCATGTCATATGTTTCGGTGCCGGATACGGTGTCAAATGTACCGCTGCCGGTCCTGATCAACTCCGAATCCGAATCCACCAGTATTTCATAGATCAATTCGAGGCTGTCGTTGATATATGACAGCAGCTCGTTATCGGTCCACTGGTGGCCGTTTTCGTCCCGCAGGTCGTAGCGGAACCGGGTGATCAGTTGGGCGGCGGTTACGGTTTGGGCTGCTGCCATTTATGTGCTCCTATGCCGGCTGGGTTGTGATGGGCACGCGCTTCGCGCTTTGCCCATCCTACGTTGTGCCTATGCTCCTATGCGGCTCCGGGCGGGGGTTAACCCCGCCCCTACGGTGGTTGAATGATTGGGTCAACCCTCGTCAATGCATTCGTTGTGCAACACTTTGTTGTCCTGCCTGACCACCTCGGCCTTGTCCTTGAACGGGCGGCCGCAGATGTCGCAGATCAGCAGGCGGCTGATTACCTCGTCGTCTTCCGGCGGGGTCGCTATACTCCCGTCCGGGTTGTAGAGAACCCGGTCGGGGTATAGCTGTTCCGGCAAATCTGACCCCTTATTGATCTGCCAAGCCATTAGGCGGCCCCGGGTCGGGGGTTAACCCCGCCCCTACATGGTGGGGTTAACCCCCACCCCGGTGCCGCAATATGTTCGTCAGTGCTACGCATTGGGGATCATGTATGCGCTTCGCGGGTCATTACATTCATTGGAAAAACGGCACCGGACCACGAACAGGGCGTCGCCGGTGTCCGGGTCGCCGTGGCGGGTCATGGTGGGGCGCACCCGGTCAAAATGGATGAAGCCCACGTCCGGGTCTTTGTCGCCGAATACCACCCACCGGTCGTCGGTGATTTCGTGATCGATCACCAGCTTCAGCTTCCGCCGGCGGATCACGGCATTGACCGCATTGTTCGCCGTATCCGGTTCATAGGTCGAACCCAGCAGCTTGTCGAATGTAAACTCAAGGGAAGGTCCGCACACAACGGTTTTCGCCTGCTGCATGTATTGCTTTCCACGGTGGTCGGTGATCGCCTCGAAATTGCGGATTGCCGCCGTCAAGGCCGCCTCTGTCGGGGTGGCCGCCGCCCCCAGGTTAGACCAGGTGCCGCCGCCGAGCATCGCGTGACTGGCCGAAAACAGGGCCAGCCCGGCGCCGGTGGTATGGTAGGTGGTGGCCGTGCCGGTCATGATCATTCGCGTGGCCTGCTTGTGCAGGGTCGCGGCGGCGGAGGTGCCCAGATCTTTCATGGCGGTACTCATCACATACTTTTGGAGATCCTCGATGGCCTCCTCCGTAATGCGCACGCCCAGGGCAAAAGTGTCGTGCACCCACCGCTTCACCGCCCCCTGGATGCGGTTGTCATAGCTCACGTTGCTGCCTTCCGGCTTGTTCGCCAGATACCCGAACCCGCTCATGTAGCCGGATTCCTCATGCGCTTTCTTACTGGTGCGGGTCACCGCCCACTGCTTCCACTCGGGCGGATGGCGTTTGAACCCCATATCCTGGGCAACCGCAAACAGCGTATCCTGCAAAAAATTGTTGAAAGTCGATCTTGCCTCTGTTGCCATTGTCTTATCTCCTTATCTGTTGCCGGATGGGGTCATGGCCGGGTGTTTACCAGGCTATACGCCGGTGGTCTGTGCGTGAAAGTGAACATTGATCCGGACCACCCATATGGCATTGTCACCTACTTCGTTATCCGGTACATCATGCAGCCGCAAAATGCGGAACTGCAATGAGTTGGTGGTGGCCGCCTTGCTGCTGTCCAGCTCGTAGGCGCTCCGGCCGGTGCTGTCGTTGCCGGTGCCGGCCACGCAATCCGTGTTCAGGCCGATGTCGGTCAACGCCAGGGCGCCGCCGTTGCTGTCTTCCTGAACGATAAACTCCTGGGTCGGGTCATCGGCCACCATCACCGTGTAATCGTCCGAACTGTCGCCGGGGTAATAGCTGCATGGTACGCCGTCGCCATCGAAAAAACCCATGGCAATGCCGAGGAGCTGCCCGGTAACGCCGCCGATATCTGCCGTTCCGGTGGCATCCATCAGCACAGGGGTGCCCATGTGGATCTTGGTGGTGCCCGCCTTAACCGTGTACTTTGTGACTTTTGCGTCTTTGCCTACCGGCTGGAAACCGAAAGCGCCGTCTACGTTTGCCATGATTGACTCCTGTGTTAAGTTTAAAAAAAAGTGTTAAGTTTTATATTTTAAGTTTTAAGGGGTGTCTTTCACACACCATGTTCGCATGTCCAATGGCTTGGCGTTTTTGCCGCCGTGTAAGGGGCAATCTTCCCTGAACCAGAACAATACTTCATTTGTCTCGGCGACCTTCCAGCCGTTGCCCCTTCCGGCGCTGTTGTCGCCTGCCGGGCAGGTGCAGCCGGCTTTGACTGCGTCCGGGTGGCCTGGCGGGCCGGGGTCTTGCGGCGGGTTATCCGTCAACTCAGGCGGTGGCGCCGTAGTCATAGTCCTCCGCCTTTGTCATCTCAACCGGCGTTGTGCCGGGTGTCATTTTGCCTGGGTTGTCTATTTCTTCCATCACCACCGCCGGCTTGCCGTCGGCGCCGTGGTATGCCCGGTTGAATTTTGACCGCATCGCCTTTTCGCCTGCGTCAAAATCGGCAATCGTCTTCTCTTGCAGCTTCACCACATTATCCAGCCAGGTATAGGCGAGTATGTTCTGGCCGCTGTAGAGCACGCCGCCGGTTGCCAGGTCGAAATAGCTGTCGGGAATCTTCCCGTGGTTGCTCCGGTTGACCAATTGCCACATGCCGTTTGCGCTGGTCAGATCCGAATTCAGGCCGTTAATGGATAGCCATTTATACGAGCGATCCGGGTACTTCTCAGTGAACACCTTTGGCACCGCCATCCAGGTATGCTTTCCAAGGTCGTCGACAGACTCAATTCGAACCGGCTCCGCTATGGATGAGTCCACCGCCTGTCGTATCTGCCGGTCGGTGTCGCTCAGGGTCATGGCATCGGGCATGGGGAGGTTGCCTGGCGGTTTTTCCCAGCCAACGGGGCTTTCGGCCAAATCCGGTGTCTTCTCTTTTTTCTCTGTCATCTCAGCCTCTCTATCTTTGTCACCCGGCTGTCGCTGGTGGTGATTACGGTATCGCCATAGTTCATGAATACGTCCGGTGATGCGGTTACGGCCCGCATGGATGGGGAAACACTGTCCGGGGCGCCCAGCAGGTCAACTACCTCCTGCACCGTCATGCCGATTTCGATCACCTTACCGGCCACTTCCTCCGCTTTCGCTTTGTCCAGCGCCCCGTCTGATGCACACCCGACCATGACCGTCATCATGATCAGCATGCCGATAAAAGTTTTCATATGTCCCTCCCATCGATCACGGCCTGGACCGCTTTCGGGTCAACGCCGAATTCTTTGGCATATTGCAGATGCTGTTTCGTGAGCCCGGTCACCTTCTGCCGGTTCCCGCCCTTACCGCCGCCATGCATCGCCGACTGTTTCACGCGGGTCTGCCGCGCTCGTTCGGCCTCCGCCGCCTTCGCCTCAACGGTTTTGATATCCGCCGGGGCAGCGGCAAGAGGGGTGCCGCCGGTATCAGGCGGGTTGGCAGGTGCGCCCATGCCCATGCCACGGAGCATATTCGCCACCTGGTTCCCTGCCTTGATCGGGCCGGCCGGGTCGTTTACATACCCGTTAGCCGGGTTATAAAAAACATTGGCCCACATCTGCTGGACCTGCTCATTTTGGAACACCGGCATTTGTTCTTGCAACTGACTCCATGCCCGCTCCTGGCGGGTTTTTATCTGGGCGTCGTTCTGCTGGGCTTGCTGTTGTTGGGCCTGTTCCTGCCTGAACTGTGAAATTTTCGCGTCAACGGCCTTTGAAATTGCCCCTACCGGATCGGCAATGATCTCTTCCTCGGTGAGTTGGGGGGCTTGCGGTTGTGAACCGGGGTGGGGGTTAACCCCACCCCTACCCTGGTCAAGAGACGGTGTCCCCACGCCTTGGCCCTCCCCCGTAGGGGCGGGGTTAACCCCCGCCCCGGCGGTTGAAAGAAGGCCGGTAAGGTATTCAATCTGCGCTTGCTGTTGAGCCAGCATAAGTTTTATTTGTGCGTCCGGCGGCGGGGTTTGGGGCCCTGGTTCCGGGGGAGCTTCCGGCGGTTCAGGGCTGCTGCCTTCCGCCGCTGCTTCCGGTTCAGCCGCCGGTGGCTCGCCTGGTTGTCCAGGATCATCAATCCCCTCTGCAGCAGGTACATCGTCGGCCGGTTTTGATTCATCCGGTTGTGCCTCCTCCTCAAGTTCACCGGCGGCCGGTACGCCATCCGGCATATCTTCAGGTGCCGGGGATATGTCGTTAAACCCGCCTGCGACCGCTTCCTCCGGCTCGTCGAATGAAAACGATCTAATCTCCGCCATGGCCCACCTCCATGCCGTCGCCGTCCCACCCGGTCAACTGGTCAAGGTTGGTGTTGAACGACTTCATTTGTACGGTTTTGTGCATGTCGGACATGGCCGCCTCAAATTTTTTGTAGGCATCGTCAACCGCAAGATACGCCTTTGCGAAGGTGTTGATGCACACGCGGGTGTTGACGGCACAGTCATAGGCCGTTTTCCGTTCGTGGTCGTGGAATGCCTGATGCATCCTGACACACAGCCGCTCCTCATGTTTGAGCAGGGCGTTGATACCTCGTTCGAATGGGGTCATATAGGGGCTCCTTGTTGGTTTTGCATGGCGGTGAGCATGTCGGTCATGGCCGCTTGCTCTCCGGCCGGTTTATACAATTGGCGCTTGGCCGATTCCCTTGACTGATCAAAAATCTTCCGGTTCTCGACCGGCCGCTCCACCGTTCGCTCTACTTCCCGGCGGTGGATGTTGGCCCGCGCTTCGTCTGCAATTTGTTTTTCCCGCTGCTGGGCTTCCCGCTGCTGCATATATTGGGCGATCACCTGGGGCAGCTCCGGCGCCTGCTGCATGGCTTGCAGCACCGCCGTGACTTCCGGCTTAATCCACCGGTCAACGTCTTTCAGATCGTAGGTTTTGAGCAGCTCTTGAGTTGCCTTGGGCAAGTTCCCGACCGGCGAGTTGCCAAGAATTTTGTACAATTCCATCTTTTCCGCCCGGTTGAGCGCCTTGTTCGCGCTGGCGTTCGCCACATTAATCGAAACATCGTATTGCCCTTGTATTGCCTGTAAATCAAAGGGCTTGAATACGTATGAGTTGTTCTCAAATATACGCATCTTCGCGTCAAACGGCGTGAACTCCCCATACAGGCTGATGATATCCCGCACCATCACGGAGAGGGTATCCCGTATGCTTTCCCCCATAAATTGATGCTTGATATTCGACTCTTGAACCAGCAGGCTCATACCCGCATAGGTCTCGCTGCCGGCGCTTCCGGGGCTGTTCCGCCCGGCTATATTCGCGTCCAGAAGGCTGACCATCCGCTCCATGAATCCTAAAAGCAATTCGATGTAGGCAATGAAGTTCGCTGACCGGCTTGGGTGGATCACCGGTGTTGCCGTTGCGCCCTGGGGCAATGGCAACCATTCACCCGGTGCCGCCGTCCAATCCATATCGTCAAGGCCAGGCCCCCAATTGATAAAACCGAAGGGCAGGTTTTCTATGGTACCGCAATCTATCATCTGGTTGTAGAGATCATCGGCGCCAGTGGAGTAGTGCCGGATCTTGGCAGGGAGGCCCGTGCCCATGCTCTCGTTGCTGTCCCTGAATATCGACAGACGATGAACCGGCTTTCGCCCGTGCCCGTACACCTCCCGCATGGGCTGAAGCCGCACTTCTTTCCACCCGGCTTGTATGGCATAGGATGCCAGCCACCATTCGCCCATATATGGCACATGGCATTCAAGGATGTGGATTTCACGGGTGTACTGGCTGTGCCGGATGCCCTTGTGCTGGGCGTCGGTATCCGGCTCTTCCGCCGAATCCCGCCCGGCATCGGATATCAGATCAGGGGTGATATTTTTGTAAGGCCCGCCGTTGAGATCACTCATGCCTTCGAGTTCTTCGTAGGTCGGGTAGATCATGCGTAAGAACGGCTGGTCTTCCCACGGCTCGCCGGTATCCGGCCAAAATGAATCATAGATGTTGACGGGTTCGACATCGGCCTTGAATACCGTTGTCTCGGTCTGCCGGATATCTTCAGCGACACCGGCATACCTGAAAACGCCCATATTCACCGCCGCCTTGAACTGCGGCGAGTCCATCACCTCATCCGGTATCGGCCATGTCTGCCCCTGCATATCGGTGAACACCGCCTGCTGCTTTCGCACCACGTTATACTCAGGCCGCTCCGACCATGTCGGCAGGCAAAAAACCGTGCCGTCAATCATCAGATCCTTGACCGGGGCCTTCATCTGGGCCTTGATTTTGCAATTTGTGTTGAGCGCCCAATCAACCGCCGCCTTGATATCGTCCACCTTGCTGGCGTCTTCAGGCCCCTGCGGCTCAATAGCCACAAAATCCTCATCTCCGAAAAGCTGGGCATAGATCCGGGGTTGCAGTGTATCCACCACAATAGCGTCCAGCCCCAGGGACTTATTGGAACAACCCGGCCACGGGTAATCCTTCGAGGCCGGGCGCTCCTGGCGGTAGCGTCTCCGTGATTCTTCTATTTCTTCGATTTTCTTTTTCCGGTAGTCGCTCGACCGGTACTCCTCGTATAAATCCCGGCAGTATCCCGATAAGCCCTCAGGGCGCCCGACCGTATCCTCATGAAGCTCTGGGGCAGTCATACCATGATCCGGCGTGATGGTATCTGCCGCCATGCTGTACGATACATCTGCCCCTTGGTAATCCGGCATTGGGACCGTCACCTGGGAGGCCGCACGCTGCTGGTCTTTGCCTGCTCTTGAAAAAGCCATTTATACCGCCGAATAGTCTACGATGGTGGCGGTTTTGACCGTGCCGCCAACATTGATTTTTATTTTCAGGTCACCGGATGTGAAGTCAACCCACATGACGGATTTACCTGATGCAGGATCCGACGGGGTGACACTCTGGTTGGTGAACGTCGCATAATACGCAGCAATCTCAGTTAAATCGATTGTGCCTGTATCCTTCACCATCACCAAGGGTGCCCATGACACAGGCGCCGGCCCCACGGTTGTCTCTATACTCAGATCACTGCCGGAGATAATCAATCTGAAAGCGCCGGCGGCGGTCTCGTCGCCGAATACAATCCCGTCATCCGTCGCCGTATATCCTTCAGCGACAACCGCAGAGAACGTGGCTACGGAAGCAGACGACAACGTGAGTTTATCAACCCATACCGAAGACTCACGCCGGGCCACCGTATAGACACCGGAGCTGCTGTATATCTTCCACGACCCATCCGTGTCCCGGTCTCCGACAAAGAACGCATCGTCACCGGCTGCCGTCGCGTTGGCTACCTCGACCCCATTTCTGAAACTCGTCGGTATCGCCATTATTTGCTATCCTCCGCCCGGCTTCCGGCCGGGGTATCTGACTTATAGTGAGAATCGTTGAAAATCACATACACCGGGCTCCCGTATTCGCCGGAGCTTGCGGCAATGCGCTTCATCCTCATGATGTAGCAGGTGGACACCGTCGTGTTAACGCCGGGTATCTCCGCCAGGTCAAACAAATTATGCCTGCCGGACTCATCCCCGGCCAATGTCTTTTCAGGCGTGAACGGGCTCCCCGCCACCGCCGCGAACATCTCACCGATACCGGCGGCGATCACATCGAGCTGAAACTTGAACTTGCTACCGGCCGAATCGGACGGGATCGTCCAATGGATATGGTTATCAAGGATGGTTTGCAGCGCCATGGCATGGGATGTCTGGATGTAGATATCCTGGTACTCATTCACGGAATACCCCAACACATTGAAAGCAACACCACCGGCGATGCCGAAATCGTAGGTTGTCCAATTCGGGGCGGACGACGCCGGCAGGCGTGCCGAAGACACAGACACCTGAATGTCATCCCACCCCATTGCCTCATCAGACAGCACAATAAACCCGGTATCTTCAAGTTTTGTGCTTCGGCCGCTATCCGTCGGCATGGCCTACCTCGTTTTCCATGCGATAGACGCCGCCAGATTGACGAGGTTGGCCGCAGAGGCCGTCTTGGTATAACTGAGTTGAATAACTTCCCCAGCGGCGATATCGGCGTTCTGGTCGATTGTGACGGTGAACCCGGTATCAGCCGCAATGTCCGTTCCGCTCACCGTGTCAACTGTGGCGCTCGACAGGTCTTCGCTCTGTGTTTTGTTCGTCACCTTAAGCGACCAATAATTGGTGTCATCCCCGGTAATGCCAGTGGTTACGGTAATCTTCAGCCCGGTAACCGTGACATCCGCCGGGGCGATGAATAGATCAAATGTGCCGGTGGCCGATATCGTGCCGATGGGTGCGTAGCTGCATGCCCCGCAATCGCCGGTGACATCCCCCGTCAAGCCGCCGGTGACATCACCCGTCACATCCCCCGTCAAGTCGCCGGTGACATCCGCAGTCAGCGTACCGGTGATATTCGTGTCGCCGAGCACGGTCAAATCGTCGTTTACCTGCACATCCGTAAATTGTGTTGCCGCCATGATCTCTCCTTAAACCTTCCCCAAAAACCATATGATGATAGCCGCCACGGCCCAGACAATGACCACGTCAATTCTTCCTATGCCCCGATGGGGTTTCATGCGTATCCCTCCGCCCTGGCCGTGTGGATCTTCCGTTTCTTTTTTTTGTATGGATATAGCTCGTATGAGCTGATGATATCCCCAAAGGCCGCCAATGCCGGGAACCGTTCTTCCACCGTCTCCCCCTCGCTGGTGCGAAGGTCGGCGGAGGTGATGGCGGATATCTGCCGCTTAAGCGGCCCGTCCACCATGACAATACTCCCATGGTTCAGCAGCCCCCGGATAATCGGCATGGTCTGCCGGATGCCGGAAAACTCAGATGTATCGATAAGCCGCACACCGCGGGCGTTCATTTTCTTCAGCCAGGCGGCGAAGTTGATGTTGAGCAGCTTCCACCCGCCGCGCACCTCGGCGAACATCCACCGGGCGTGCCATCGCCTCATGCATGCGATCACCGCTTGATAGAGGTTGTCCTTATCCGGACGTTCGCCTTCATCAAGCACCACATACGGCAATTCGGCGTCGATGCCTTTTTCTTCCAGCCGCCCGATCATGACGAAATAACCCGGGTGATCCCCGCACGGCCACATAAACGCCAGCCGCCGGTCGAGATACACCTGCCGCTCTTTCGATTCCACAATAATGCGGCTGCCGTCCTTCTCTATTTTCGGTTTCTTAGGAATCATTCGCCCACCCCGTCGAACAACCGCCCCGGATCATGGAAGGTAAGAATCAGCGCGTCCGCCCTGTCCGGCGATCGCTTGAGCTTTTCTTTCATCACATCCTTCTGCATGATGCGCAGCTTTCCGCCATCCACCCGGTAATCTGGGAGAAGGATTTCTTCGACCAGCAGTTCATCCGGCGGCAGCATGGCCCCCGGATCTGTGCGCAGCCATTCCCGGCACTCCCACCAAAGCTGGTCCCTCAGAATTTTGAAATCTCCAAGGTCTGTGGTCTTTGTCGGCTTGCCGGCGGTTTTTACGGTGAAGGCGGTGGTGTTCAGTTTCTGCATACCGGGCGCTACACCCGCACCGACACCCGTACCATCCACATTGACATAGGATGATCCGGCGTCCGCCGCTTCAGCAGCGCCCCGATCTGCGGTGGCCGTCGGGTCCACGCCGTTCCATGGCCTCATTTTTGCGACCCATCCGCCATACCTGCTGCAAAACACGTTGGCATCCACGCCGAATTCTGCCACATCCAGACCCGACACCGGCCGCACACCCGCCGGCGGCACCTCGCCGTTTTCAGCCACGAATGAATCCCACCGAGCCCTCGCCCGCGACACCCAATCCCGGCTGATCAATTGCGATGAACCCACACTCGGGTACTGGCCCAACACCATGTAACTGAATGCGGGCTCCATGATTTTATACCAGCCTGCCTTAAGCGGCGGGTATTCCTTGCCTGCTTCGTTGACGCTGGTCTGCCCTTCCAAAAAATCCGGCAGTTCAAAACATTCGCTGTCAATCTGCTCACCCTCTGCAAGCGGCCGGGTCCATTTGTGTATCCGGCTGATGGTCTTGGCACGGGTCACGGCGCCGGGTATGATATCCTCCCCGGTCACTACATTCGGGTGCCGGAATGCCGTCAACTCAACAACGGCGGCCCGCTCATCCCGTTCCATCCGCCACACTTCGCCCTGTTCCCCCCTCGGGTTGAACATAACCAGCAAGCGGGCGTTACCGCCGGACATACAAGACTCTATGCCGCGGTACACCTCATCAGGGATGGCATCGCCTTCATCCAGGATAAAAAGAAGATGCGGGGCGTGCTTGCCTGAGAATTTGGCTTCCCTGGCCTGCTCCGTCCCGCTCATTGGGATGGTGACACCGGTCAAAAAAGATTGGGCATTTCTGGAAATATGGAGGGATTGGCAGGTAAAATCTTTAAACAGCTCCGGGTGGTTCTCCGTCAAACCGACTATCTCACCCCAAAGCAGTTTTTTAAGGTTGTTCTCCGGCGGCGCCGCCGCCGTGTACACCTGGGAGTCCTCAAAACACTTCAGCCACCAACTGGCAATCCTGGCGGCCGCATGGGTCTTCCCGGTGGCATTCGCACTCCTGGCGACCGTCACCTGATTATCCCGAACGGAATCCATCAACACCCTGACATCATCCGTGTACGTCTCCCCAAGGATCACCTCACCAAAAGCCGTGGGGTTCTTCTGGAAAATCGTATAATCAAGATCACCCGCCGACCGGTTCGCACCGGAAAGCGCAGCCACCTCGTTCTTGACAATCGCCAATACCTGCGACTTGTCCCCGCTGTCACACGCCAGCGCCAGCTTCAGTTTCGTCTCGATAGTCTTGACCAGGTCAACCGCCGCATTCCGGCGCTTCTTATGATCGTTCTCCTTCTTCCGGAAAACGGTCAAATGCCAGCCCTTGACCTCCTCAAGTGCATCGAGATCAGAGCCCAATGTCTCCGATGCGTACTCCGAATAGGCCGCCCTCGCCTGGGTCTGCCGGGTCTCCCGCTCAACCCTCAGAAAACGGCTGATCGCCCGACGGTGAACCGTGTCATCAATCCCCCGCTCCACGAGGTGATCGTTCACCGTCTCGGCAATAGCATCCCCGCTGAAGCCCTTATCAAAATAAAGCCCCAACACCATATCCCGAAGATCATAAGTCTCTATTTTCGAAACTCTACCCATGTAAACTGACATACCACGACAGTTTACCACCGACCCCAAACACACCCCAAACACACCCCAAACACACCCCAAACAACCCCTTGACGACAAAAAAAAGCCCCCGCCAAAGCCGCAAAAGCGACAACCACGAGGGCTAAATCATACCCGCAATCATAACGTAATTATTTGGCTTTAAAAAACTTTTCCACCTGTTCATTCTCCATAATTTCCGGAGTTGTAACAACCACGGACGGCCCGGGTGATCCGCCGTGGGTCGGCTTGTTGTATGGCCTCCGGCAATCACAGCATACCCATATGCCACCAAATTTTTGAAAACCCTTTTGCCGGTTGCAGGTACCGCAATATTTGGCATGATACCCTGCACTTTCCAGTTGGCGCCCACGCCAATATTTTACAACAGACATATTATCACCATAAAGACGGCTATGCCGATTCGGGGGATTGGCTGTTTAACTACCCCATGAATAACCTTTTGCAAGAAAAAACCAAAGACTTTCAGCATCAGGCCAGTCTTCTCTTTTAACCATCACAGATCTTTGGCATTCTGGGCATTCGATTTTTTCATACTCGTCGCTATCTATACCTATCAGTTCATACGCTGGTGATTGGCCGCATAAACATTTTTCTAAGTCCATTTGTCAAACCCCTGCTGGCATTGTGATAAATAAAATTCGCACAAAGAATAATATATTCAATATGCGAATACATCAGCCATGTCAACACATTAATAAAAAAATCCCCCGCCCCCATCTGCAAACGGTCATGGAGGCCGATTTTTTTTAATGAAACCCGTGAATGCCGAACGTACTAAAACCAAAACGGAAGGGTACCCCCCCTAAAATCGGGGACGAAATAAAGAAAACCAAGCCCAGAACAGACCGGCCGAAAAAAAAATAAACGAACCAGGTAAAACTAATTAGGATTAAAAACAAGCGACCGATCCCCAGCCGCCGCCAGCTCCCCATCAAATGAAGACAACCATCGATCGAACACAACCCCCGGGGCCATATCAACCCCAACGATCAGGCCCTTAAACCAATAATCCAACAAATCCTTATCGGACAACCAATATTCCCGGCTTCCTATCCGTCTCTTAGCCGCCGGCAGACCACCATCAACCATAGATAGGAATCGGGCCTTCGAGACCCCAAGATATTCCTGAATAGCACCCCGACCAATCAAAACTCTTGATTCAGCCATATAACCAACCTTTTCAATAAGTTACGCCAATTTACCCAAACAATCAGAGAATGACACAACCCCATATCATAGACACAAATACTCTATCAATTAGGTAACTTACTGTCAAGCCGCACCAAGTCGAGACCACATAGAGCCCAATCCACCGCACCAATGGGACACCGCAAATCACCTGAACCAGTCCATCCTCCAGCGCCACCCCCTCCCCCAACAAAGACCAGATTGCGCATGAAGTGGAACCGACCCAAACAACCGTCAATCGTCCCAAAAAAAGCCCCAACCCCAGCCCCAGGACACAAAAACACGTTTAGGACACAAAACGAACACATTTTTTGCGCTTTTTTTGTCTGTGATATCAGCGTGATGCATATTATACATACTTTTTATATATCCGCGCGTAGCTTTGGCCGCCAGTGGGAATATTAATATAGATCTACCTCTTCAAAAACATGCAAAAAATGTGCTGACCCATATATCAAGGGGTGAGGGGGGAAAAAAAGTGCGCGAAAAATGTTTGAAATGTGATCTGCATCCTATGGATAATGATGGGGGATTGCGCAGAGGTGCGCCCTATATGCGCCCAACATAAAAAAATGCTACAGCCAGGAAGCCGTAACCTATTGTTTTTATAAAGTGCCGAGGGACAGAATCGAACTGCCGACACGGGGATTTTCAGACCTTCCCAATACTGTAACGCCTAATTATATCAGCAACTTATTACTGAGTAAACCACGTCAAACATCCTTAAAATGGGCCTATATGCGCCCAAAATAGCCTGTAAATCATCCACAGAATAAAAATACGAGCCACCAACACCGCCGCGACTGGCTGCCCCTAAACAACCAAAAGCCAATGGAGAAACGCAATTAATGTTAAAATTATTAATTTTAAAAATAATTGCGTTTGTAATTGTATATGTGATTACAATGCTTTATTAATAATTGTAAAATTAATTGTGAAAATAATTAATAAATTAATTGACATCAAGAATATTGTATGCGATAAACGAATCAACCTCGGCGGCAGACCGAGCAACAGCAAGGGGAAAGGAGAAACACAATGAGCAACGACTTTGAAATTATTTTTGACAATGGAGGAGGAACAACAATCCAAACAGATGGATATTGTCATTTTTATGTGGACCCTGACCATGCAGCCACAGACCTGAAAGAGTTGATCCTCAACAATGGCGACCCGGTAGAAGACGGATGGGGTGGGAACGAGCCAGAGCACCGACTTGAATTTGACCCAAGCATAGAAAGAAACGGAGGATATTACTGGCTAACAAGATCTGACATTGAAAAAACGATGGCCGATACTGATGGAGTAGAACCATGGGGATATAACCACGGCGCATGCTTAAACGCTTTAGGTGTCAAAATATTAGATTACTAATCAAAAAAACAGCCCTTACCGGTGAGCCAACACCGGCAAGGGCAGGGAATGACCCCAAACCGATCAGAAAGGAGTCGACTAATGTCTAAAAAAAATTACGGAAAAAGTCAAGAAGTCTGCCAGGCAATAATAGACCAATTCAAAAATGGCGAGCTCCCCGAAACCCTCACCCAAATTTTCGTAAAGAGATCCGATGAAATGCCATCTGCTAAATGGTCCTGGAACAACCAATTGTTAAAGGCATTAAGTGGCACGTATGACGCCAGAGGATTCAAACAATGGCTTGGACGAAGAATTCGGCGACTAAACAAATAGCAAGCAACAAATTCAAAGCCCTGGCAAACCCAGCCAGGGCAAAAAGGAGCCCCAATGGAAGCCATCAAAAAAAGAAAAAAAACAGCAGTGACCCCCCAACTCGACCAACAAGCGGCCGAATGGTTAGAAAAATACTATCCCACCAAATACAAAGGCTCCGGCACAATCCTGGCCGCATTCCCTCAGATATTCGCGGCCACCGTAGCAGAAATCAAAGGCCGGTTTGGTGAAAGTGAATTAGCACTAATGATCGACACAATGAACGGCACAGCCATCACTCCCCAGATCATGGGACAACACATCGCAGCCAGCACGGCAGACGCCATGGCGTTGGATGCCCTCGGCGAAAAATGGGATGTCAACCGCGACGATCTAAACAGAAAGCTGACAGACCTAACGGCATTTCAAAAGGCCGTTATCGAAATCTGGGCAATAGGATTCTGGCAAGGCGGATGGAACAAAGAGTATAAGCGAACAGATGAAGAATTCAACCGCTGGGTTGATCTTCTCAAATAAAATTGCAAAAAAACATGGCAAAACGAATGGCGCCCCACCACTGGGCGCCTGTCCACCCAAATAGCAAGCAACAAAACATGAAAATGAGAAAAAAAAAGATAAACAAAGCCAAAGCCATCCTTGACGCCAGAGCGCCAATGATGTCGGACGAATTTAAAGACATCCAGAATAAATTTGGTTTCACGACCGCGCAAATGTCTGAATTCCTGGGATTAACGCCCAGAAGCATAAAAGGCTATAGATCGGGATCAAGGTCTATCCCAAGGGGGATGGGGTGGGCTTTGCGGCTAATCCTCCATCTTGTTTTTTTCTAAATATGTAAAAATAGCTCTTGACAATCTTTTCTATATGTGTAAAATTATGGTCAACATTAACGATCAAGCAAGGAGACACGACATGGAAAAAACTTACTCATTATGCA